ACTTAACTATTGGATTGCCGGAACGCTGTCCAAAAACCTTATGCGTTGGGTGTTAAGACCCACAGCGGGCGGGAGCGTTACGGTCTGATGGAATTTATAAGCTGCCCCAAATTTGTTAACACTTTTCAGTGTGTCGAATCATTTCTGTTCGACTCATACGGTTTCTTGTTCCCGTATAGTTCAGACTATTGCATCGTCTTTTTTAAGACGTTCTCTCGCTTAGTCGTTCACGGTGCCTTGCGGCTTCCGCCTCGTTGCCATTTCAGGGTTCGAGTCAATCAGAGAGAATTTATAAGGTGGACTAAGCGGCTTTACAAAATCCACCGATGGTGCCCGTGGGATCGTACGCCGAAGCCGGTGCATCCGTTACAACCTTGCACTCGATTCCGCGCCAATCTCCCTCATCCAGGCTCGTGTCTCCCGGAACTTGCAGCCACACACCGATCATGGCGTAGTTTCCGAACACGTAAGAACGGTACGCTGTTGACGCGCCGCCCTTGTAAGCTGCCGTTGTGGTAACAAACGGGGTCTGTCGGATGACGATGTTCGTACCCGGAAGCTCGATTTCAGCCTTCTGGTCAGAACCGGCCATCTTGTCAAACTCGCCCAATTTGGCGTACTTCATCAAGTCGACGATCGAGTTGTTAACGGTCGTCGCATTGTAGATGTCGCCCAAAACGTTAGACGAGATGACGCCACAGAACTTCCCATTCTTGCAAGGCAGGATGTTCTTGGCGACGAGCTGCTGCTTGAGTTCTCGATAGGTTCCGAGATCCAAGGTGTACGGCGAAGCCAGCAATGCGCTCTGGTTAACGTTTCCGTCAACTCCGGAAGCGGAGTCCGCTACCGCGCTGTACAATTCCGAAATGCTCTGGCCGGCCTGGTAACCCAACTCAACTGCTGAGTTCGGAACCAGGGAGTCGATCGAGGTGGCAATCACGAACGAACTGAAGTTCGTGTAGTTGTTCCACTCGCCCAACTGAGCCGGAGACGACAACTGAGAAATGAGTTCCGGAGAACCCACAGTGCCGTCTGCGGACTGCGCCAAATCTGCTCCCAGCGTGTTATATTGGAAGAAGGTCCGGTTGATACCCATGTTCAAACCCTGGACTCTACGTTCCGCCGCTGTTACGAATGCATCTGTTTCACCCTTCAGGTTCGGGATCAATTCTTTATCGAATATGATCGCCTGAGCGGTTAATACGTTTCCGACGTTCTGTGCTGCTGGTGAAGGACCGGACATAAATCTTTACCTCTAGCTCGGGGTTTCAAGACTTGAAGAACGGATGAAGAGTGACTTAGAGCTTAATACCAAGCCTAATTAATTGTGCTCGGTAAACAGGATCTTTCGTCCACTTCTGGAATTGTTTTCTGTCCGCTTTATCAACATCCTGCATTGTTAATCCGGTGGTTTTGGATGAACCTGCTGCCGGACGCCCCCCATGGAGCGATCCTGGTTCAAGGCCACTGGCCGGTATCTTCGGAGCTACCGCGGGAATATTGGCCGCGGGCGCTTGAGCAACCGGAGTTGGTGCAACCACCGTTGCCACGGGGGCAATCACTGGTGCCACAACTGTTGCGGGTGCAACCGGGGGATTAGCCGCCGGCGTCACCTGCTGAATTTTTTCAACAATTTTTTCAGCTACTGGCTCAGTCCGGGGTGTTATCACCGGGGGCTTTTCGGCCAGTTTCGATTCCACTTCCTGCATAGCTAATTCCATATTCGCTTTCGTCCACCGAAGTTTGTGACCATCGATGTACTCAACGATAAGCTTGGTGTTAGCTTCGCAGTTGTAATAGTCGTGCGTGTGGGCGTTTAAGAAAGCAATCATTTCGACTTGACGTTGCGCCTTCCATGTCGTCTCATTCGCTTGATTGATCGCTTTTTGGGTTTCCACAGAAGCAATCTTCTTAATTGATTCCAGTTTCTTAACCGGATCTTTCTCTGTATCCAAACTCTTTACCACTTCCAACAATTCAGCGTCGGTGGGTATCGGAATAGATGCGGGGGCTCTTTCTGCGGCCTCAATGGTCTTCTTATTCTTGAGGCGCTCGAATGCCGCGGCGGCCGACATATGGGCTGCCTGCATCTTGTCCATCATCTCTTCCGGCGAGTCTGCTTCGAGATGGGTGGGTTTGCCGACCGGATTTCCGCGGCCGTCGACTGCTTGGTATTCACGAATGATCTTTGTTTTAGGAGCTACAACCTTCGCGGCCTCAGCCTCAGCAGCGACGCGAAGCGTCTCGGCCTCTGCGGCCAAACGAACTGTTTCAGCTTCCGCGGCTACCCGCTCTGCTTCGATTCGAACTGTCTCCGCTTCCGCGGCGACGCGATCGGCTTCTGCTTGAGCATCTTGGGCAGCAACTTCCGGATCCACAACTTCAACAACGGTTTCAGGTATAACTCGCTGAAGATCAGTGGGCTGGAAAAGAATTTTGTTCACAATACTGCGGGGCTCTTTGAGCTCAAGCAACCGGTTCAAGTGATCCTGAGTCATCCCAGGAATGCTTTCTTTTGTGAGGCTGTGAGCCTTTACTTTATAAAGATCGATGACATGTCTCAGGTTCGCAGGATTCTGCATAACCTCGTCATACAGATCTTTCGGCAGATTCAAGACTGCCTCTACATCCATCTCAGCCAGTGCTGAGTCCAAGACCAGGGGTTCTAATCCCGGAATGGTTTGAACCAACTTAACAGCTTCAGTCATAAGTCTGGCTTCTTCTTGCTTGCTCATATCTGACATGTTATTGGTTTCCTTAGTATTGAATTGTGATTACTTCTTGCGCCGTGCGAGGGGATTACCGATCGCTGCGTCCGGGCTTACGGTGCCGGCGGGCCGAGGTTCTTCTGCGTCTGCTGCCTGTAATGCTGCTTCGTCTTTCGCTTTAAGGAGGGCTTCCGCCATTCTTACGTGCCACCCCATTGATTTCAGAAGGTTGTCTGAAAACTCACTCATCGCTCGGGCTTCCAGTTGCAAAGCCTTCAGCATCTCGTCGTACTTAGGATCCTTGGGACTAACCTTGATAACGTCGGCGACGGCCATACTGCAAGCCTCTTCCATCAGCTTCACCAAGATGGGGAAGCCAGGCATATAGGTCATGCTGGCCAAAGCTTCGCGTTCCTGTGGCTTTAGACTTCCGCCCAGTGCTCTCATTGTTGTCCTCGAGATCTATTGGATTGTTAAACCAGTTGATCGCCGAATCCCGTGTTGCCGGGCTGGCCTTCAACCTCTTGATTGGTCAATGCGTGTTCGGTAGTCTGGCGCAACACTTCCGCGCCGGCCTTACCCAACTGCTTTTGGTCTTCCATCTTTTCTTCTTGCTGGAAGGCTTGCAACTGAGACTGCTGTTGTGCGGCGATCTGTTTCTGCTGCATGGCCGCCGGAGTGTTTGCTTGATGCTCCGCGATCTCCTCGGGCGTCATGTCGACCACAAACTGCTGCGAGAACTTCCAGCCCGCGGCATCCGCGAAAGCCTGGAAGATCGCCCAGGCATCAAACTTCTTGCCAGCGCGACTCAAGCCATCTACGAACGTGGGGTTGTTAAATTCCTGAAGCATGAGAGGCAGGAACTGCGCCATTTCTTTCTTGGCGCCTAACTTCGCGCCGGCCAGAACCTCGTATTCTAACTTCGCCTCACGGAACTCGATGTGGTCTACTTCGAAATCTTTTCCGATCTTATCGCCCAGCACTTGCCGTAAAACGGAGGCGGGCAGAAGATCGTTGTTCAGTTGATCCATCTCATACAACCAGGGTTCAAATATCTGGCGAATGAAACGGCCGTCCGGGCCGTCGAGTCTCGAGGCGTTGGCTTGGATGACAGCCGCGGCACCAGTGCCCGATCGCATTCCGGAGGTACGCGCACCAGACAGGGTGGAGCCCTGTCCGACCAACTCGTTGGCACCCGACGTGGCTGCCGCAGAAGACTGCGCTTGCTGAATGAACTGCCAAGCTTCACCTGGAACTTCGGGCATCTCGAGGAACTTGAACGCCTTGTCGACGTCTTCGTCTACGTCAATGATGGTGCCTTGTCCCCAACGTGTGGATTGGGTAAGAGCGTTGAAACCCTTTTTGCGAACAGCCGTGGGCTGCAAACCGTAGGCCAAAAGATCCATAGCCAGGTTCGTTACGCCCTGCTCGACCAATTGCTCTGCGCCGATCAGTGCACCCAATCCTTGACCGTAGAAGCAATCAGGGATGTTGCGCCAGTTGGCGGACAGGAACGGAAGCTTCCCGTAGGGGTTCGCTTCGTTGCGAATAAGAATGTTATGACCGTTACACGACAACACCACAATAACCCGCTCGCAATCCCAACGTTCCAGGATCTCGATCGGATTCTTCAGCGGATCTGCGGTGGTTTTATAATTGCGCGGGACTGCGTGCTGAATGTAGCCACGCATGCTCTCCGGCATCGTCATTGTAATGTTATCGGCGGGGGTTGCGTTTCCGCCTCTAACAAAAATCTTTTTCAGGACGTCTTCTTCCGGAATGGTGTAACCATCTATTCCGCGAAGACGACTAAGATCTCGGTACGTTGCGTAGTCGCGATAGACTACCCAGCCGGCGCGGCGAATATCACCGTAGCGACAGCCTGGATCGACCAACACGGTT